CCGTTTCTCCGCAATCTTCCGGCACTTGAAAAATCATCCACAAGCGTTTTTTTCGTTAATTCCATTTCGTGCTGTTCGTTTATTAAAACCTCGTCAATCAAATGGACTAATTGCAAAAACCTTTCAAAAAAACTCCGGGTGTTTTTTACGGAATTGATCGCCCGGATTAAATTGTTCCTCGTTTCGGAATCGGGCAATACTTCATCTGTGGCTATATTAAACCTGTACGGCAAACCGCCGTATTCAAACCATTCCTGTACAATCGCCTTTGAAAAAACCGTTGATACTACTTCTTCAACTACTGACGGCGTTCCTTTGCGCGTATGCCAGTCCAGCGACCTTAAAATTATTTCCTGTTTTTTCTCTATGGAAAAATCGGTACTGTAAAAATCGCAATGAAACTGCCAGGCCAATAAATCCAGCAATAAATTATCCGTTATCTGTTTGCGTACAAGGTTGGGGATTATGGCGATACCGGGTATATCTTTAATTATGCGCTGCAATTCGGAATCAAACGCCTCACACATCATGCGGACGTTGTTATCTTTCGCAAGATTGGGGGGGAGCAGCTTAATTATAGATATGTCGGACAGATCCATTATTCGTCCTCCAGCCCTTCGTAGGTTACTTGCACGGGGTTATCGCCCAATATGCCGACCTGCCAGGGCTCCAGTATTGTCGGTGTCGGTTCTTCGATAACCGCCCACTTCACTCCGCATTCCATAATCAACTGATGAAGGTACGAGGGGTTAATGTCCCGGCCTAAAACATTTTTCTGCCATTCGATATATTTCTGCACCGCGAGATCGACGTTATCTATAATTGACTGCGCCATGGTAGCGTCCCCGGTACGAATCCAGTATTTTGCCCTGATACCGTATTCAACAGGCTGGGGGTCTTTTATGTGGACGAAATCGGTAAGCGGGCGCACCCTCTTGTCCGACAAAGTTTCATAAACCTGATCCTTCACTTCCTCTGACGGTATGCCGCCGTCCTTCATTAAAACCGCTATATTGACATTTCCAGGGCCGGTTCCTGATTCCCGGAAATAATTAAATAAATCTTCATAAAAACCTTTTGCGTTATTTATCCCCCATCCTGAAAGGAAATCAGCGAACGCCCCCAAATCCAGATCAGGCATCCACACCCTTGTATCCGTAATGCCGGGGTTCGCCGTCCGCGCCCAAAACTCATAAGCGCCGTCAGGCCCGGCGACGGAAAACGATTCGGGGAGTAACTGAAGCCTTGCCCGGTACGCTTCTATATCCTCTTTGTCGTTGCCGCCGCTTGTAGGCGTTATGTTTACCGCCGATGATACAAAGGGGTGCGTGTCTACCATATTTTTTATGTCGCCGATGTCAAACCCCATACCGGCCGTGCCGGCAGTCATGCATTCGGCTTCCACATCGCCGTATGATTCCCCGGCAGGGATTTCTATGGCCTTTCTTGTGCGAAAGAAAACTTTATTGTCAGGGGTTGTGCGGTCCCCCTGCGGAATGACCGATCTCACCGTCCGGGGAATTGTTAATGTGTACCGCATTGTCGTAAGCGCGTATGAGGCCTGTAGGCGCTTGCCCCTGTCGCCGTAAAGAGAGCCTACAAGCTCGATGGTTTCCTCGTCGGCGAAGAATAACAGGTTTCCCTTTCCTGTTTTGTCAATGTCCGTNGCCACCTGGGTTAATGCGGCCGTTTCCGTTAGCTGTATAAGCCTCTCCGGAGCAGCCAGAGCGAGCCTGAACCCCGGGCTTCCGTTCGCCCTGCGGATTTCTTCATACACCCTTTGTAACCGGGCCTGTATTTTCCTTGAGTCGGTTTCTGAAAAGTGTAAATCGTTAAATGCCATTTGGGTTTACCTCCACTCTTACCGTTGGCCAAACCTGCCCCGCTATCACGTTGGCGTCCCATACTATTTGTTTCAGGATCGCCCTGGGTTCGTACTTTTTCATCTGTAGGAAAATTTCCTGTTCAGCCTTCGCCCTTGTTTTGTTAATGGGGCTGTCCAAAAACTCCTGACTTATTCCAAAATCCCTGTCCATCGGGACCGTTCCGCGCCGGGTAGTCAATAACGTGCGGACGTTTTGCATGACTTCCGGAATTACGTCCAATCCAAAAGTAATTTCTACGGGCAAGCTTTCTACTATCGCCATTAGTTGTACTCCTTCGCCGTTATGCCGACTTCCAACCACATGATGTTTCCGTCACGCGGGCCGAACGCTTTAGCCTCTCCGGATATCTCGTCTATTCTCCAAAAGTTACCGCTTAAAGGAAAACCGCCCAAAATAAGAGGGTGATATTCGCCTTTCCGCACCATGTCCCTTAATTCGTCATAGCTCTCCTGCGGGTTTACCCCCAGCATGGTTGTAAAAATTATTGACAATTCCAATTCGTCAAGGCCTGGACCTAAAAACTCCGATATTGGGGAAGTGTTAATCGTCTCATGCTCCGCCCAGCGCCCGGAAGATTTCTCGGTCAATTCCTGGAACGTCTTGGCGATTTCGCCTGAGACTTCAAAANCTAAATCACCCCATGATCCTATAACCATTACGTCACCTTCCCCGGCCCTGAAGTTGCTCCTTTGTGAGTAGTCGGATCAACCGATACGTCTATCCCTGGCGGCACTACCGCGTTTGTCAAAAACTCTTTAATAATTCCTTCGCTGTCCGCTTCATAGTATTTGACCATTGCGTCGTAAATATCCCCGCTCATCGGAATATCAGGATATGCGGCCTTCAATTCCGCTATCCGAAAGGTTGCCATTGTTGATTTGCTCAGCGCCATTCCAACCCCCTACTTTAATACCTTTGCGCAAGCTATCAGCGCCTTATCGCAAGCCGCTTTTATGTCATCCCAGACGCCTTTCAAATGCGTGTTTATAATGGGCGGTACTGGAGGAACAGGAGCCCCAGGGGGCAATGGGGTAGGGGGGATTATTAAAGGGTTACGGGTAACTGCTTTTATTATTTCTTGCAAAAACGGTACAAGGAAATCCGCCCCTAATTGCGTTTTCGTCCCTTCAAACCCGATAGGCTTCGCCGATTCAACGTCCAAATCATTCGTTTCTAATCCTGTATGCTCTTCTACCTCGACTTTCAGATTTTTTGTCATTAAATCTGTCAATTCATTTACTTTTACTTCGAGATTGTTAAATTTTAATTTTCCGTCCTGGTCTATAATTACATCTAACGTCCCTTTGTCCGCGTCAAGCCTGATTACGTTCTTTCCGTCATCGCTGACCAGTAAAATGACGTTCGGCGCGCCGCCCTGGGGCATTTTTCCGGCAGTATACACCTTGCCGTGTATATACCCCTCTTCGGCGCCGTTCGAGAGCCGCGACGTTACTACCTGATCGCCTTCTTTCGGCGTCCAGAAAAAGTTCCAGCCCCCGGCCGCTGGGAATATCACCTGAAAAAATCCGGAAGCAGTACCGCCAAGATCGTCAAAGCCGACCCGCGCCGACGCTGATTTTACATCGCGTTCCGTCGCCTGCCCCTGATGGAGCGATGATCTGTTATCCGCCATATCAGTACCCCAAAACCCTATGGCAGTTAATAGTAGTCTGGTAGCCGCCGCCTATTTTATGGGTTGCTACTTCTACCGCGTATTTTCCGGAATATCTTCCCCAATTAGTGATTAAAACATTAACACCCCCGACCATTTTCACATTGCCCACAAGTTTCAGCGTGCAAGTCCATTCTTTTTTGTTTTTTTCCCTGCACCGCGCCTTACAAATCCTGTTGGCGTTATCTGTAACATCCGTCCTGGGCTTGTTAAAATCTGCGGTTATGTCATTAAAGGGATGCATCCCCGTATCATGCGTTCCCCCGGCGCTCCCGGAAGCGTCGTCAACGCCTTTGCGGAAATTATCCCCCCGTAAATCGCCGGGGCGCTCATTTAACACCAGCTTCTGCCCCGTCGCCGGGGGATTGGGCGGCGTGAATTCACCCTGCGCTACAATTCCCGATTTTGGATCTTTGTAAAACAGTTCTACTTTGCTTACAACGTCGTTTGTTTCCTGGGCGAAAGAATAATCGAGAATGCGGCTTCCTATTTCCGATTTGTCGAAAGTGTCAACAGGGTCTTTTTCCTCATAGACCGATTCCTCGAATAAAACAATTTTTCCGTCCGTTGCTTTCAGCGCGATCCCGTATTTTGTACATAACTCCAGTAGGAACGCCATGTCGGTTTGCTGTTGCTGGTCCACACGGTCAAGCTGTATGTCCGAATCAACCTCGTACATCAATTCAACACCGGCGCCGTCCGCTATGGACTGGGCGACCTTTTGAAGCGTCGCCTCTTCCCATTTGTTTGTTTTTTCTTCCTGTTTCAGATTGGAAGAGACGGGTATTGATACCGCCCTGATCTTAAATACGTCGGGGGGGCCGGATAAATCGCAAGCGTCAATTTTGAATTTTCCCGTGTCCAGTTCATCGTTGTCCCCGTCCTCGTTCCAGTTCTCCACATGGATTTTGGCGCGGAAAGTAAGGGCTTCGCCGCCCCCGGATTGCACGGTCGCTGTCGATGATCCCTTAATGTCTTTTATTAGCTGTAACTTGCCGGACAATCCCCGGTACTGCGGATGTTCCGCTACAAACTGCGGCCATGTTTGGGAGCTGGTAACGCGCTGTAATTCCTTCCCCTGCGCGGCCGTTAAATCGCTCTGGTCTATAAGCTTCTGTAATTCTTCGGCGCTTGTCCCCTGCTGTAACTTCGCGGCCATCTCGTTATAAATACGGTCATAATCCGTTTTGGCGCCGGTATCGGCGGCCTGCATGGGATACCATTCGTCAATAAATTTTCCGTCACGGTCATGTACCGATAAATCTATAGAATCGGATTCCCCGGAAGCCCTGTCCGCATAAGTAAAATCTTTTATGTGGTCAGAGACGGCTTCGGATATGTCAACGCCGTCAATTTGTACTTCCAGCCATGAGCGTCTCGGCAACATATTAACCTGCCTGTTTCCAAGGCGGCAGCCTCGATACTGAGTCGGAAGGTACTTCCGGCCTGGGGGGAATAATTATCAATGTCGATTTTTCAAACCGCACGATATGGCGCAATGAGGGGTTCGCTTCCAGCAGGGCGCTAATAAACCTTTCATCGCCGTAAAACTTATAGCTTATCTGGTCCCATACCGACCCCTGCGGCGCGAGATATTCTTTAGGCAATGCCATAAGACACCCTCCGGCTATCCCTGCTCATTTTTTCAATTACCGACCTTATCTGTTCCTCGATATCGACGGCAATTTTATCCCCGGCGTCGGATAGCTGCCCTGCTACTTCGGCAGTAGGCGCGCCGCCGCTAAAATTATTTGTCATCTTAATTTCTACCCTGATTGTGGTATCCCCTGATGATATTTTTTGGGCGGCGGCTTCCATGACGGGGGACGTTTCCGGATTTTTAACCGTTGAGGTTGTAACGGATGAAGCGGCTTTCGAGATAGCGGGGGCCGCCTGAGATACCGCCGACATTGTAGCTGTTTGTTCGCTTGCCCTCTTTAAGTAACCGCCTATGTCCCCGGCCTGTTTCCATAAATCAAAACCCTGCGACGATTTGTTTAACGGTATTATCGCCTCGGCGCCCCGTTCGGCGACCTGC